AATACGCTCAGAGCAAGCAACAAAGGCAAAAACTCAATTGCAAGCCGCTGTTAACTATAAAGAGAGATTTGCAACAAGTCAACAACGACTAAATGCTTGGCTCAAACAACAAAAACCAACACAACACTAATATAGGCTCTAGAGGGCGGCCTCTTTAAACACTGGAAACTCAAGGTATAATATTGACGACTGAAAGGCCTTGATCTTGCTCACATTGTTTGTTATGTGAGATCACAAGAGTGTTGTGAGAAATCACAATGTCGCACAAGCATAATAAGGGTTATGCTACAGGTGGATGAATAACACGACCTGAACAACAAGGGGTTCAAAGCCCAATAAAACTTGTTGATGTGAACAAAACGAATCGTTTCCTATCGTAATAGGACTGTGAGAATATACCAATTTACCCAATTGGCCAAGGACATACAAAGGGCATTACAGTGTTTGAAAACCCAAAACACTTAATGTCGTCCTATGGCTGTGAGAATGTCTCTTTGTTATATGGAAGCATATATCAAACAAGTATCTTAAAACATTTGTAGTTCATATATTTGTCGTGTTAACGAAACAAATATTTTATAGGAATTAAGTTGAAATCAATAAGTTATCTAAAGACAACACGAAGTGATGGCTAGATAACTTATCATAGGAGATGCGAAGTAGATCCTATAACAAGTAATAACACTAACCCTAAAAGGAAACCAATTATGACTGAAGCAACTGAGCCAAAACGCAGTAGAGGTAGACCCCGCAAAGCCAACAAGTTGACTGTGTTACAAAGAGTTCGTAGACACAGACTCAAACAAGAACGTAAAAATCAAGAACACATAAAAGAACTCATGAGCATTATTAAATCAATAAAAGTTACAGAATAACATGTTTACATATACCCTAACATTTCAAGATGCAATACAAGCATTTGTAAAATTCAAAACCAGTGAGTCATCAGACGTGGACTTTGATAATCCAGGGTTGAATCAAGTGTATCAAGATGAAGCACAAGGCTTATGCACCATAACATTACGACAGCCTAGATCCAATGACATTACTATAAGAAACATACAAGACAGTATATTGGAGATACATTATGCAGATCCTGAACTGGAGTTTCAACGTAGACTGGCTCTATAAACAACTTGCTTATTAACCAAAATTTAGCAAGTTGATTATAAATAAAGATATGGAAAAACAAAAAAGCAATAACTGGGGTGGAGCCAGACCAGGAGGCGGTAGACCCAAAGGTTCCGTCACTAGACTCAGCGCCACACAAATACTTGACACAGCAGAATCAATGTTGGGCAAGCCATTGATAGTCAGTATCATGGAAGGCTATATTGGTGCTATACATTCAGGTGATACTCGTGATCGCATTCAGTATGAAAAGTTCTTGTTGGACAAAACAGCCAGCACAATGGTAGAAGCAGAAGTCACCAATCTAAGTGACAGTGTAGAAGCCAAGCAATTGGCATTTCAACAAGCACTAAAAAAATTAACAGGAGAAACAGATGGCATTTAATTACTATCCAGAATATTACAAACCCATTGTGCAACAGGGTGAAATTACCAATTACCAGTGGTTCAGCATTGGTGGCACTGTTTATAACAATAAAGCAGCCGCAGTTTCTGCCGCAGAAGCCAGTGGCTATTATGGCACATATGACATGCGTGTTATTAAAAGTTCTTGGGAAGTTGCTGAAACATTACCCAAAACACCTTGACAACCCCACCGTAAACCAGTATACTAAATACATTTGTTAGAATTATGTGGTGTGGTTCTAACATTGTGTGTGGTAATTAAATCCTGGAGCCCCCTATCGTGAGATACGGGGTTTCCTTTTGGTCCTAATAAATGGCAAGGCCCAGGTCGCGTGGTCCTGCTTTGAGTGTTATAATTGATACATGCGCTACACAATGTGGTGCATAAACAAATCAAAGAAAGAGAGAACTTAGATGACAATTGAAACACAAATGGATCAGTTAATTGAAGCAGTTAACAGCATTGAATTAGATTCAAACAGCACCGTAGATTTTGGTGTAGATAGTTACAACTTAATAGCAGGTATTTGGGAAGAGTTAAACGAAATCTCAAAAACACTAAAACGCATAGCAGACAAACAATAAGAAAGGAAGGGGAGGAAACTCCCCTACTACAAAATGGGATACATTACAATTACATATCAGCAATACTTAGAAGATGTTGCTTACTGGACCAATTTTAGTAACACAAACCAAGTTGCTATTCATTGCGTGCCAAATAATACTTTTAAGATATAAAACAAAATGGGCAAGCAAACACTTGCTCATTGACCTAGTGTATGCTATTATGTATATACTGGGAAATAAGGCCTCTTTAGTTGGGATTGTTTAACTCTCTTTCTGTCCCACTTAAGATCCATAAGTCAGCCCCTTTGTTGGGGCTTTCTTATGAGTTAAATAAAGTTATCCTAACTACCTTAGGGCTTGGCGGCCACAGCCATCTTATACGCCATATAAGAAAAAGTGGCATTTTTCGTTGATAACAGCAGGTTTCTCGTCTACAGCAGGTAAGTAAGTGCATAGATTTGGAGATTGCATAGAAATGAAAACACAACCACGCGGCCAGGTTAATCCGCCTCACCCCACAACTTATCGTCAAATAGAGATCCTAGGCAATGTCACAGACATACAATGGATCCCACAACGCATCATGTCAACAGCGTTTGGCGAACAAGATCTAGCACACTCAGAAATTAGAATACAAGATCAACTCAAAGGTATTCAGTGCTTGGATACACTATTACATGAATGCACACATGTTATTAGTGACCTACTACATTTAGAATTAACAGAACATCAAGTTCACAACCTGGGTATGGCGTGGGCGCAGATATTCTTTGCAAATCCAGAACTCTTAGGCTTTATTGCTGAAAGGACACAAGAAGAAGATGAACGAAGAATCAAACGATAAACCCTACAACAAGCCTGGGCCACAAACTGGCCATTGGGCTGAAATAACAAAGATGGGTATTGTTATTGGCAGAGATAAAATAGCAGTCCCACCAGATGATGTTGAGATGATGGCCAGTCTAGGCTGTAATGACCGTGAAATAGCCACTTACTTTGGTGTCAAAGAAGATACACTACGCAGACATTTTGCGGGTTATCTTGCAAAAGGTAGATACAACCTTAAAACTAGTCTACGTCAAGCGCAACTACGTGTGGCATTAGAAGGCAACCCAACCATGCTTATTTGGTTAGGTAAAAATATTCTACAACAAAACGATTCTGGAACCACCAGTGATGACAAACGTCCATTACCTTGGACTGATGACATGGATGATGATGTTGTAGAAGAAGACGATAATCATACAGAAGTATTAGAAGGAGATGAAGATGCTGATACAGAAACTTGATGATTATGAATTAAAAATTAGTCTTAGTTGGCTTAGTCAAGAAGAACTACATTTAAAGATCACCACTGTAATTACAGATGGTGTTACAGGAACAACTCACAATCGCAGTTATTTTATTTCTCCAGAAGAAGCCATGCGTATTAGTGATCATATCAACGATGTTCTTTGTAGATAACTACAAGTATAGTTGCTACAAAGGAAACAAAATGAACTATCAAATCTTAACAGGTGATAATAGACTCACCTTAAAAACCCTACCAGATGACTCCGTAGATGCCATCATCACAGACCCACCATATGGCATTGACTTCTTAGGCAAGTCATGGGATGCCAATACAGGAGCACTTGAGACATATCAAGAATGCCTTAGAGTATTAAAACCAGGTGGGCATATCTTGGCATTCTCAGCCGCACGAACTTACCACCATCTTGCTGTGACATTAGAACAAGCAGGCTTTGAAATCCGTGATCAGATTATGTGGATCTACTCAAGTGGCTTTCCTAAAAGTCAAGACATTGGTCGCCAAATACAAAAAGCCATTTATGGCAAGCCAGACAAACAACGCTTTGACCCTGCTGTTATGATCAAGGTAAGTGGAGACCGATATCAGCACCCAGACTCAGATAAAATCTATCGCAAACTACCAGACATCAATGGCGACAGATTAAAGAAGAGCCACGAAGGAGAAGGCTATGGCTGTGTGTTTGAAGAAGTCTTGGACATCAAATACGATAAGATAGTTGATACTACAAAAAACGCAGGCTTTGGTCTAACAGATCACGCTCGTGTTAGAGCAGGAGAAGAATGGAGCACACAAGCAAAAGAAGTTGGTCAGGTAAAAGTTATTGATCCAACAGCACAGCAATGGTCAGGTTGGGGCACAGCACTAAAGCCAGCACACGAACCAATAGCATTGGCCCGCAAGCCTATTAAAACCTCCATCCGTGAGAACTGTTTAAAGTATGGCACAGGTGCTTTAAACATTGATGCTACTCGTGTGCCATGGCCTGGCGAAACACCCCAACTATCAAAACGAGGAGTATATGCTGACACAACTGAAATGAGTGATTCAATGACAAGTGCTCTAAAACCAGAACAAGTGCCAGTTGCTAACAATGCTGGTCGTTTCCCCTCCAATGTCGTAGGTGAGATTGAAGGCTACCAAAAGTATTTCTACTGCCCCAAAGTCAGCAGAAAAGAGCGACATATTGGATTTGATGAGATACCTTATAATGGAAATAGTGAAGTAGGAGGTATGTATGGTGCCAATCAAGCCATAACAAGAAATAATGTTGAGAATAAGGGCAACAACCACCCCACGGTCAAGCCCATTGAACTTATGAAGTATCTTATCAAGTTGATCACACCACCAGGTGGCACGGTGCTTGACCCATTCAACGGTTCTGGGTCAACTGGCTGTGCGGCAGTAGAACTTGGACACCCTTATATTGGTTGCGAGTTAGATCCTGCTTATGTAGAAATAGCAAAGGCTCGTATAGAAGCGTGGTATGAACACACCCGTGACCCTGCTGGGGAGATATTTGAATAAATGCCTCTAAGTGCCAAGCAACAAACAATTGCTGATTGTAAAACACGATTTAGAGTTGTGGTTGCAGGACGTCGTGGAGGAAAAACATTCTTGGCCATGCGTGAACTTGCTCGCTTTGCTAGTCAGCCCAATAGTGTTGTATGGTATCTAACAGGATCAAGACAGCAAGCCAAGGCTCTAGTCTGGAGTAAGTTAAAAAAGAAACTTAAGAAACTAAACTGGATTGCTGATACTAATGAAAGTGAACTCAAACTAGAACTTGTCAATGGCAGTCAAATATGTTTGAAATCAGCAGAACAGGGAGATAACTTGCGTGGTGAATCAATCTCATTCATTTGCTTGGACGAATTTTGTGATCTAGACTTAAATGAAATATGGAGTCAGATTATAAGGCCATCACTTGCGGATCAAAAAGGACATGCCTTGTTCATTGGAACTCCTAAGGCAGGCAATCAGGCTGCAAGAGACTTGTATGATAATCATTTAACCAAGCCAAATTGGGCCAGTTTCAGTTACACAACAGCAGAGGGTGGCTTTGTAGATGCAGATGAAATTGCTCAAGCCCAACAAGACTTATCTCCCAAAGTATTTTTGCAAGAGTATTGTGCAAGTTGGCAAGTGTTTGCTGGCATTATATTTGGTGAGTTTGGAGAGCACAATATAAGAGAAGTGCGTAAACCCACAGAAACAGAACCTGTATTCATAGGCATGGACTTTAATGGCACGCCAATGAGTGCAGTTGTTGGTCGTCAAACGCCCACAGGTATTGAAGTGTATGATGAGATCTATCTTGATAATAGCAACACACAAGAAATGATCAATGAGATAAGAAGTAGATATCCGCGTAATCCCATCACTGTGTTTCCAGATCCTGCTGGAGTTCAGCGTAAGACCAGTGCAGGAGGCAACACTGATATTAAATTGCTTGAGATGGCTGGGTTTATTACACGCTATCATAGGCAACACCCCTTGGTGCGAGATCGCATCAACAGTGGCAATAGTTTATTCTTCAAGAGACCTGATGGAAGCACACGCTTCTTTATTGATCCTGTTTGTAAAAAGACCATTGCTTGTTTTAAGAACTGGTCATACAAACCTGACAGTATGCAACCAGACAAGGACAAGGGTTGGGATCATGGAGCAGACGCTGCCACATATTGGATTCAATATTCATTCCCAATCACTAAACCAGTAGAAGCACGATCACCACAGCGATGGGGGCATCAACTGGCCTAAGCATGAGCATAAATAAAGATACCAGACATCTACTGATCACAGACAGTCTATACAAGGAAATGAAAAGCAATGGATACAATTCTAAGCCAGAACTACGCTGACGCGGCCTCAGTGAACCCGCTTGTCAGTCGTAACAGACAACGCTACGAGTTTTTATACGACTCTTTCTCAGGTGGAGAAACTTTTCGCAAAGGTGGCTATCTTACACGCTACCAACTTGAAACAGCAAATGAATACAATCAACGCTTGGCCAACACGCCATATGATAATCATCCACGCAGTATCATTTCCACTTATATTTCCTTTTTGTTTAGAACTGAACCTGAGCGTGTATTAACAGGTTTAGAAAATGACCCAGCATTAGTGGCTTTCTTGGCTGATGCTGATCATGAAGGTCGTGACTTGGATAGTTTCATGAAGCAGGCCGCGACATGGGCTAATGTGTTTGGACATTCCTGGATCATAATGTCCAAAGCCAACATTGGTGCTATCACTAGAGCAGATGAACTTGCCGCTGGTGTGCGTCCTTATTTGAATCTCTTGTCACCATTACTGGTCACAGATTTCTCATGGACTAGATTAGAAAGTGGTCGTTATGAACTTTCATATTTCAAATACATTGAAGACAGCAACAGTAGTGTTTCAGTTGTAAAAGAGTGGACTCCTGAGTTTATTCAAACCACAACCATCAATCATGAAAAGCAAGAAGTAAAAAACAAAAGCATTGAAATAAATCAGTTGGGTGTTATCCCTGCTGTTATTTTATACAATCAAACTTCAACCATTCGTGGCTTGGGTATCAGCAGTATTGAAGACATTGCTGATGCGTCAAGAATGATTTATAACTTGACCAGTGAAGTTGAACAAGGCATTCGTCTTGGCAGTCATCCAAGTCTTGTGACCACTCCAGATACCAATGTAGGTTCAGGGGCAGGTGCACTTATTCATATGCCACAGTCAATGGATCCTGCCTTAAAGCCGTATGTGCTAGAGTTCTCAGGACAAGAAGTGTCAAGCATTTACACAGCCATTAATAATATTGTCAGCAGTATTGACAAGATGGCCAACACAGGCAGCATTCGTGCCAACGAAGCACAAGTCATGAGTGGTGTCAGCAGAGAAGTAGAGTTCGCTTTGCTCAACAGCCGTCTAAGTGAAATGGCAGACAACATTGAATTGTGTGAAGAACAGTTATGGAAACTTTATGCCCTGTATCAAAACTTATCATGGTCAGGTGAAATTTGTTACCCAGACTCATTTGCTATTCACGATACACAAAACGAATTAGACCAGTTGATTAAAACTTATAGCACCGTTGATGACCCTGCTGTTAAAACATCCATTGTAGAAAAAATTAAAGGCCTGTTGGATCTCACAGTGGATGCAACACCTCAACCCAATACAGCAGGTGACAACCTAGCAGTATAAGACAGCAAGAAGTTGTCACAAAACAATACTCCAAGAGAGGCGGGATTTATGTTGGATCAAGAAAACACAACAGCAACCGTGGACACTGACACATCCACTGAAACAAACAGTCAGGTATCAAAGACTTTTACTCAAGATGAGGTAAATGCTATTCTAGCCAAGAGCAAGACTCAACTAGAAAAGAAACTCTCAGGCAAATATGCTGATCTAGGCGAACCAGATGAGTTGCGAGATATCGTAACCAACTATCGCAAACAACAGCAAGATCTTGAAGTGAAAAAAGGAAACTTTGAAAAGGTCATGGCAGATGCAATCTCCAAGAAGGAGGCTGAAATTGCCAAACGCGATAATATCATTCGTGAGTTTAAATTAGAACAACCATTGATGAACTACGCCGCACAATATCGTAGTGTGAATCCTGCACAAGTGAAACAACTTCTCAGGAACAATTTAAGACTAAATGAAGAAGGCGATGTTGAAGTGTTAGATGAAAAAGGCACAGTGAGATACAGTGAAAAGGGCAAACCATTAAGTGTTGAACAATATGTTCAAGAATGGCTTCAGTCCAATCCCCACTTTGTTTCTGCTACTCCTGCTACTACTAACACAAATGGTGGAGTCCGTGACAACAGTCCTGGACCAGTTGATTTAGGTTCATTAGATCTCACTCGCAGTGACCACAGGAAAATATACGCTGAAGCAAGACGCAACGGCAAAATTTAATTTAAGGAAAATATAAAATGGCTTTCAATACAGCATATGATTTAGACAGTTTGGTAGTTGCAACAAAAGCAGCCACAGTCTATACAGCACAAGAAAACTCCCTATTCTTAGGTGGTGGTCTTATCCCCATGGTTAATCTACCAGCAGGTAGCATTTCCGCACAGATTCCAGTTATGGGTTCTGTTACAGCCAGCAAGTTGACTAGTGCAAGTCACGACGCTGAAGACTTTGCCGCACTTGGCATTGCTGACACTAAAGTTACAATCACAGCCAACATCTACGCCGCTCGTGATGTCATGCGTGATCTAGGTGCAGTTGATCCATCTGAACTTGGCCGTGTATTAGGTCAATCAGTTGCCAAGGCATTTGACGCAGATGTTATCGCCGCAATGAATTCATTGACAGCGTCTACAAGTGACAGCGATCCAATGAGTGTTGATGCAATTTTCAACGCAGTTGCACAGATCCGTGGTGCTGGTGAAATGGGTCAATTGTTTGGTATCTTGAGCCCAGTTCAAGCAGCCACACTAATGAAAGCAATTGGTTCTGCCGCATACGCTGGTGGCACATTCCAATCTGAAGCATTGACAAATGGTTTCTTAGCCACAGTTGGTGGTGTTCGTTTATTCCAAAGTGCTTATGTTTCTGGAACAAACAAAGGCTTCATCTTCAGTCAAGACGCATTGCGTATCGCTATGTTCAAGAATGTTGACTTAGAAGTTCAACGCAGAGCAGCCGCAGTTGGTAACGACATTGTTGCAAGTTTACACGCTGGTGTTGGTGTTATTGACGCCACACGCGGTATTAAACTTGTTAATGTTTAATAATCAATAAAGTAGGTCACGATGTCGTTTATTATTTCAGGAACAACGGTTCGCAGTTTTGCGGACTACCAGGATGTAGTGGATCGCGACCAAAGGTTATTTGAAGGTAATGAGGGATTGTCTGATGTTGTTGTAGAAGATGCATTGATTCGTGCCAGTGAGAGATTACTGACACGCATTAAAAGCAGTGGATGGTGGAAAGATTACCAATTCACTCGTGATGCCTCTTTGAAGAATGATGTCAGACTAATTCCCCCAGTCAATGCCGCAAGAATAGTATCACGCAAATCAGACTTTACTGACTTGTGTGTATACTTGGCCTTAGCAGAATATATTTTGCCAAAGGTAGCAGACTTTTCAAATCTAGATAGTGCTGAAGTTCAAAAGATCAAGTATTATGAAGATAAGAGTGAAAAGTTGTTTGTGGAATTGATTGAGGCGGGAGACTTTTATGACTTTGCTGGTGACGGCACAGTTAATACAAGTGATAAGGCTCCAAGTAAATTAAACTTGATTCGTGTAAGATGAGAACAGAACTATTAAATTATCTTAAAGCAAACCTGGCGGGTGGCATTACTACCTCACCAGAGTTGCCTTGGGCACAAGGAGATAGTCCTTTATACCTGACCAACAAGAAACGAGTTTATCTTGATGAACCAACCACTAAACAGACTCCAGTCATTCAGGTGCTTGATGGCGATGATATCATGGAAACTGTAACAACAGTCCAAGGATATCTTGCAGTAGACGCCAAGAATAGACCCAGCGATCTTGATACAACCCTGACTACTTTAAGAGTAGCAAAAGATTTGAGCAACATACCAACATCTTTCAGAAAAGAATTTGATTATGATGCTTCTATAGACAGAGATGTCGTAACTTATACTTTTGAGTATAGGTTTTACACAATTAATTAAGGAACAAAAAAATGGCATATATTAATGCAACTACCGCGGTAAATCGCGTTAAACTTGTTCTTGTTAAGTATGATGCAACAGCACACGCGGTCTTAACGGCCAGTGACTTTTATAGTGCTGTTGATTCTGCTACTGGTGCTTTGACACTGGTTGCAGGAGCCATTGAATTAACAGGTCTACAAGATGTAACTATCAACAATGCAAACGGTTCATTCCGTTGGAAGCAACTTGACCAGTCTGGTGAATCTGTAATTACTACAGTTTCAACCAACAGCCTAAGTGGTAACTTTGTGCTTGACCCAACCCTGTTCTTTGGAACAACTGGTGCAACTACAACAGCAGTTACAGCAGGTGTATTTGGTCTAAGCAACAGTCGCACACAAGTGGCATTCATGATTGCTCCAAGTGGTGCTACTACTGGACAAACTCCTGACAACTACTTAATCATGGGTAATGGCTTTGTATCTAGCCTGGCTCCAAAAGTTAGTGCAGATTCGCCAGTATGGACCAGTCCTCTTACCATAGAATGCAACGGGGATTATACATTGGCCAACATTGCTTAATTAACCACAAGTTAATAAAGTGATAGAAGCCCCCTACCCTGGGGGCTTTGTCATGGACTAAATATCTGTAACTAGCCCTAGGAGGTAAGTTATGATTTTTGATAAGTTGAGCACTGAAGATATTCTCAAGAGCATGGAAGCAGAAGCAGCCAAATGCATTGCAGAACTAAAGTGCAGTCGTAAGGACTTGGAACAAGCAGACGCAAGATTGCGTTTTCTACTAAGCACCATACATCATTTAAAAGATAAGATTGGAAAATAAGATATGTTAATAAGCGAAGTCGCAAAAAAACCCACACTGATTAGAATGGATCTTGATGATCCCAAGATTGTAGAGACCTACGGGGATACCATCACATTCTACATGTATGATAATATAGACCTCAATACCTACTTTAACTTTTTTAAAGTTCAGCAAGATGAGGA